AAATTGTTCTGCTCAAACAACGTCAACAAAGTTGTTAACACAACCGGCTTAGTGTTATGCCTGTCAGCAGCCTTGTACCTCACGTACAAAGTTGTCCGCAGGTACTTGCTTGTCAACTCCAGCTTAATAGGAAATAGATGGTCATCTAAGATCATATCTTTTCTAGCACGCAGGACCAAGCAATTATCACTCGCCAGCAACACCGTAAGGAAAGCATTCCTCACATCGGTCGATATTTATTATCCTCCTTTGCCCAAGTCCAACAACCATAGTCACCCAGTGGCTTGCGTTGCCAGAAACCACTCGACTCTACAGATGGTACAAATCAGTAGAGAGATTGGATTGGAACCTTATATGGTACAAATGTGCAATGCTGACATCAAGTCAGATTTGCAAGGGTGTAGAACCTACCATTGGGCCAAAGATGTGACAGTCCCTACAAGCGACTTTGCTCCACCTGAGAATTCCTGCGTCATTATGGTTGACGTAGACATGTACTTAGATATGCCAACAATCATGTCAAAGTATCCTCGTGTGTATATGTTATCGACCTTTCAACCTACAAAAGTAGCTGATAAGGGAGCCAATTATGACTTCACATTTGATGAGCACAACAACGTGACGTATTCCGTCTCCGGAGGCGACAAGTACAACCACCCAGTGTGGAACTACGCTAACGATGTTCTGTTAGTCTCAAACCCTACCGATTATTTGGGTTTGGGGTTAAATTGGAACACTGTTATTTATTCCGTCGAGAGAAGACAATACGACCCACATCATCAGATTATACTACTAGTCCCTATCATGATAATATCAAGTCCATTATACCCAGTTACAATCTGGCTCCAAGGCACACCTTTGCAGGAGCTCAAATTGGTTATACATAAGGACGGAATCCATTTCCTAAGAATGGATATCATGACACAAGAAGGTAGGAAAAGGTCAACAGGTATAGCAAACAATTACCATTGCGCTACAGTAGACGCTGACATAGATGACACCATTGCATCTCAGGTCAGAATCTCTACTACATCGATAACCCCACACCAAATCATGTCCATCGTACAATCGCATGACACTAGTGTATGCTCCATCTTAACCGAATACCACAGGAGAAAGATAGCATACACAGCAGACTGCGTCACACCATGTGAAAAATCTGTAAACAGATACCAATTCGCCCCGGCTAAATATGATCCTAACGCTAAACCAAATTTAATAGCGTTTATGAGTCCTATCATACCAGGGTTGTACTCACCTGACTCGTGTTTGAATAATGAAAAACGCGCGGTTGAAGGCAGAGTAGAAGAGATCAAGAACTCCACCATAACTATTACAGCTGAAATCATGAGATACATCAATGAATTCGCATGTGAAGTTGTGAAAATACCACATCAATTAGCCCCAGTATCACAAGATGCTGTGTTTGATAAACAACACAGACCCGCCCAACGTGCCATTTTGCACAGAGCCGCTCTGTCCTCCGATTTAGTAGAACCAAACCGAAAAATTGAGAGTTTTATCAAAGCTGAACCGTACCCAGATGTTAAGGACCCGAGGATAATATCAACTATTCCCGGAATAACTAAACTAAGTTATAGTGCCTACACATATGCCTTCGCTGACCTCCTGAGGAAAGAAGATTGGTACGCATTCGGGAAAACCCCTTTGCAAATAGCGACCCGAGTCGCTGACATATGCACGGATGCAGAATTCATTCACAACACGGATTTTGCAAGGTTTGATGGCAGGGTATCAAATGTTTTGAGATCACTGGAACGAGTAATCATGTTACGGGCATTCGCTCAGGAATACCACACAGATTTAGCAGAACTAATGTTATCACAATATGGACAACGAGCCATCACTAAACATGGGCACAAATACAACACAGACTTTACCAGAGCATCTGGATCACCTGAAACGGCTGATTTTAACTCTGAGGATAACGCGTTTGTTGCCTATATCGCCTTCAGGAGAACACAAGTCAATGGTAAGTACCTTACCCCATCGGAAGCCTATGCCAAACTAGGAGTCTACGGTGGCGACGACGGAGTAACAGCCGACGTCGATTCATTGATATATCAGAAAGCGGCTAGTGATGTAGGACAGAAGATGGAGGTGGACACTATAAATCGAGGAGATACAGGTGTTAGCTTTTTGTCTAGGTTCTATACACCATATGTGTGGTTTGGTTCCATGGATTCCATATGTGACATTAGAAGACAATTGGTAAAATTACATACCACGGTTAGTTTACCGCCCCACGTGTCAGCCATGCAAAAACTGGGGGAAAAACTATCAGGTTATTATCAAATGGATAAGAATACTCCTATACTGGGTGAGCTAATTGCTACATTCGCGAGAGTACATCCACGAGAATTTAAGCTAGGAATACAGGATGAAGATAGCAAGCGCAAAGTGGCCAACTACTATGTCATGAATTATGACCAATCAGCTCAATATCCCAATGAGGATGGCTGTTATTGGATGGACCAGTACAAACACAAATGGTTTCCCAATTTTGACTTTGACCTCTTTAGAGCGTAATTACGATCTATTGAAGAAGGCATTGGTGCTTTTGTAACGTTCCCACAATGTGAACCATCAACAAGTTTACATTTTGGAAAATTACCTGTCATCATCAACGGTGAGCGTAAGCCCACCTGTAAGTATGGAATATACTGCAGATCAACCAAATGCACGTACGAACATTCATGTTCATTTGGAGGTAACTGCCAAAACGACCATTGTAACCTATTCCATGTGGAGGAACCTATACCCGTTCTGCCACCCAAACCTAGCACCACTAATGATATAAAGCAAGTGGTAAAGACCTTAGATGACGCTAATTCTAAGAAATATTGCACACTGGACGACAAACATTGTCGAAAATTATCCTCACCAGGAGGATGTCCATTAAAGCACCGAAAAGCACCAGCTACCGATACTATTGTAGTACCACCAACAATAGATACCGTTGTTGACAAGAGGTCAAGACCATCAAAGGCCTCGAAGAACACACAACAACCGCAAACAAAGCAGGTTGAACCCACATCACCAGATGTGACAGTAGGTGTCGATTCCAGGCAACAACAAGAATTAAAGCGAGATTTACCGATCGGACCAATCGAGAAAGGTAACACCATCAAAGGCAAACCTGACAAAAGACCTCATAAACGACGAGGCCGAGCTAAAAGTACTCGAGCAACAAAACCTAGCATAGCTAAGGTTTAAGCAATACTTTGGTTATTTGGAGACCGCACAGGATTGGCTGTGCGGATTAATTAATTACAATTAACTCTTCATTTTTCCCATAATAAAAATTTTATATATAATATATCCCGTTTTTATCATACAAATAATATGTCTTCTACTGCTACTATTAGTCTACCTAATCAAACCATGCCTAAATTCAAGGTTAAGGTTGAAGCACGTAAGAGGAAAAATCGAACAAAACGAACAACTAAATCACGACCTAGAAAACAACGACCCAATACCACCGATAAGAATTGTTATGCCAAACTGCTAAATTACCCATTTGATTCTGCACCATGCAGACTTGGATGGGGAACAATGGTGCCCACTCAGCTGGGCACTATGGCATACAGAGCAACACTACAATGCTTTACCGATGGGGCCATGGCCGTTTTTGTGATGCCAACAATTGGCATCAATGGTAGCACTTCTGCTGCGATTCAGGCTAATTTAGCCGGCGCGGGCTCGACAACTTGGAGTCCTGCGGCATGGCTAAACATTAGTCAATACCCAGCCCAAGTAATGGAAAACTGCAGAATCATAAGTGTTGGCTTAAGAGTCACACCCTTGGTTGCCGCCACAGCTGCACCAGGAATATGCTTTGCTGGCAGTATTGCCGGGCTTACCAGAACAGAAATGGTCGCGTTGACTCCAACCACATTACAGAGTCAAAGCTCCCTATCGTCGTTTGTCACTAATAACAACCAAATTGTTGCGTGTTCTAGACCACTGGACAATCAGTCCTATGAGTTCTTAATAGTTAACTCAACTGGATCGCTCACCAACTCTTTTAGCACTTCTATACCAGTAGTTTCTCTAACAGGTTACCCTGCTAGTTCAAATATATTGGTAGAAGCCATACTTCATTTTGAATACATACCTATCACAAATGTTAATGTTGAAAGAACCAACAATTCCGACTACACAACTGAAGAACCAAAAATATCCAACTCTTTCCCCTCTCTCGAACAAATGTGGAGATACACTTCCACACAGCTCAACCCTTCCGCTTTCCTGGACACCTCAAGTAAGGTGTTCAATATTTTAGCAGCGAACTCCATACGGAGATCTCTTAGAGGTAGACAACAGCAACAGCAGAGACTATTATAGAGTATAAACCAATATATAAAACA